GCTACGTGCTTCAAAGAAGTTGGTGTGTACTACACTGCCTAGTAGCTCATCAATCCAAGGTAATGGGTTAGACTCAACCTTCCAGTTAGCTTTAAGACCTAGTTGCATAAGCCTACGATCTGCTATGTAGCGTATGTACTGCTTCATTTCACTACTGTTTATGCCTTCTATACTCCCCTTACTAAAACACATGTCTATAAACGCGTCCTCTAGCTCTACCATTTCTCTTGCTATCTCATATAGCTCTAGCTTAAAGTCATCAGTCCACAGCTTAGGGTTCTCTGCTATTAGTGTACGGAACACTGTTGTCATGCCTTCTATGTGCTTAGTCTCATCCTTGATAGACCACTCTACTACTACTCCCATGTTCTTCATCTTACCAAAGCGTTGAAAGTTAAGTAGCATAGCAAATGAACTGAACAACTGAAGTCCCTCGGTAAACCCTGAGTACACAGCTAGTGTTTTAGCTACGTCTTTAGGATGCCATTTAGAGGGGTTAAATTTTCCTATGTAATCATGCTTACGTGCCATGACAGGATAGTCCCTGAACTCACTATATATGTCTTCACTAAACCCTAGTGTGTCGGTAAGTAAGGAGTAAGCATCAATGTGGGTAGCTTCTCGGTTAGCGAAAGACCCCATCATCATGCGCAACTCAGGACTAGGGAACAAAGGAATCAACTTATCGTAGTACCCACTAGCTACATCTACATCTGCCTGTGTAAACAGTAGTAGTATGTTACGAATCAAGAACTTCTCATCCTCCGTGAGTACAGTCTGCCAATCCTTAACGTCCTCGTGTAGTGGTATCTCTTCACTAGTCCAGTGCATCTTCTCATGTTCTTTGAACATCTCGTAAGCCCACTCGTACTTAAAAGGTCTATACGAGTCCCTTGGATTGAATATATTGCTATACATTTCAGTCTCCTATTAGTTGTTTATTTAGATTGCAATCCAAACTCTTAGAACAACAGCACACCTACGGTGAACCCTGTTAAGAAAATACACGCCCAATCAAACAATTCATCCCCTGTCGGTGTGTGCTTAGTTTTGTTTACTCCGTATATAAAGTCATACTTGTCTTTCACTTAATCTCCTCCTTTGTTTCAGTCCACATATACTTGCGATCCCACCCATACAGCTTAAAGTCTTCATAACTTATACACGCTAGTTGCTTCCCCCCTTCCTCTGGTATACACATCTTACCTTTACTGATACGAGGACTGAGGTCATAAGTTATCTGAACTGGTTTAAAGATAGCATCATAGTTGTCTCTATACTTGTCACTAGTCTTGCTTACTAGTCGATCCCCTGTTATATCATTCTTTGTTGTCTTCATACATTAAAGCCTTCCACGATTCTGGATACAATGGTTCAATTAGAGTGGCACATGCTTCAGCAACAACTCTAGTTTCATATTGACTAGTAGCATGCGTCCTCTGCTTAACGAACCGAGCAAATGATGCAAGTGAGCCTGTCCAATACCATTCTGTTTCCATGCTCTGTGGTAGTACCATACGTGCTTGTTCTGCACATACTCCTTCATCAAGTAACTCATTGTATAGATTAATACTATGTAGTAACAAATCACGATACGCTTCTCCAACTGGCTTGTTAAGAAGGTTAGGTAATACATCAATAGTTTCATTACTACTCCCTTGTTTAATGTTGTCGGCTTTCTTGCGCCACTTAGCAGGGTCATAGAACGTAGGCTCACTGCTTACATATCGTCTACTTATCTCATTCTCAGTGAAGCCCACCTTATGTTTAAAGCACTGCACTCTAACAAACACAGGAGCTTTCACCCGTAGTGTAATCTGTGGATGTGCAAATGGTGTCCAGTGCTTATGTTTAGCTAAATATTTAATTAACTTCTTGTCTTCTTCTTTTATAACCCAATTTAAGTGTTTGTTTTGTCTCCAATCACTTTCCTTATCCATACTTACTCTAGCGGCATTAACTACAGTGAGGTCATCTCCCATATAGTCTATTAATTTTACTTCCATTTATCCCTCACATGCTAAACATTCGTTATCATCCACTTCAATTACGTTACGTGTAATCTGCTTACTTACATTCTCTGCCCTACTTGTAGCTTCTGTCCTGAGATAGTACAAACTCTTCAATTCAGTCATAGCTTTCCAGTGTACTTTGTGTAAGTAGTACCACTCTACTTCAGGTGGAAAGAACAGATTAACACTCTGACTCTGACACACATAGGGCTGACGATCTACTGCGTGTTGTACTACCCACGACTGATTGATCTCAATAGCTGTTTTAAATACATCCTTCTCCCACTCTGTGAGCCAATCTAAGTGTTGTACGCTCCCGTTGTTCCCTAGTATAGACTTCCAACACTCGTCTAAGGTCATAGCCGTATCGTCTGTATAGTACTGCTCTAGTACTTCTTGCAAGTACTTGTTACGTACAACGAAACTACCGCTAGCAGTCTTTTGCAGGAAAGCATTAGCTTTATAAGGCTCAATACTAGGACTCGTGCCAACAATAATACTACTACTAGCGTTAGGAGCAACAGCCAATAAATGAGTGTTCCTGCGTTCAGTATCCATCGTTCCTTTAATGTCATTAGGTACTCCTCGCTCGTCACTTAGCCGTTCACTAGCTCTCTGCGCTCTGTACTTTATGTCACTAAATATAGTCCTGTTCAAGGACACAGCTAGTGCAGACTCAAAGGGAATACCTTTCTTCTGTAACAACGAATGGAATCCCATAGCACCTATCCCTATGCTCCTCTCTTGAACAGCCGAGTAGATACCTTTCTTATAGTCTTCTGCATCAGCAGTGTCTATAAAGTATTGCAGTACATTGTCTAAGAACCTTACTAAGTCAGCAACAATATATGTATCTTTCCATTCATCGTACTTCTCTAAGTTCAACGAACTCAAACAACAAACAGCAGTACGATCTTCATTAGTAGGTAACATTATCTCAGCACACAAGTTACTTCCATGTACTTTAAGCCCTCGTTCTTTGTGTGCTATCGGCTGTAGCTCATGTACTACATCCTCATTCATGATGTAAGGCTCACCTGTCTGGTGTCGTGTAGTCAAGATAGTCTTGTACAGTTCCCTCGCCTTTTCTTTACCAGTGACCTTGCCTGTCTCAGGTGCTACAAAGTACCAATCAGCATCATGCCTAACAGCGTCTAAAAACTCTTGGTTAATAACAATACCGTGATGTATGTTTAAGCTCTTACGATTACTGTCCCCACCTGTAGGCTTACGAATACTCATAAACTCTTGAGCGTCAGGGTGTCGTATGTGCATGTAGGCCGCATACGCCCCTCGCCTAGTGCTCCCTTGATGGTAAGCCAATACGTCAGCATCCTGCGTCTTTAAGAACGGAATAACACCACCGCTCTTGACATTGTTACCCCTAACATCAGACCAGTGTGCTCCTACTCCCCCACCTGCAACGGACAATAACCTAGATTCTAGTGTATGATCGTTGAGTCCTTTAATACTGTCATCTACGTAGCTTAAGAAACAACTGATAGGTAATCCCTTGCTGTTCGTGCTACTGTTGGCTAGTACTGGTGTGCTGAAACTAAACCATAACTTACTGGCGTAGTCGTAGATACGTTGTGCCATCGTGTCTGAGTCACTAAAGGCATGTGCGGTACGTGCAAACGCATCTTGGGGTGACTCCCCTTCTTTTAAATACCTGTCCTTTAAAGTAGCTTTACTAAAGTCACTCAGTGCATCGTCCCTAGTGTAGTCTATAACTATATTGTGCTCTACTCTTATCTCAGTCATTTATCCCCCTTAGTAGGTGTCCATAGTTTAATTGAATCATGCCCATCGTACTCAGCAGGCGTTAACATCCTAGCCACTCTAGCTTGCTGTAGTGCATCTGCTTCAGTAAGTCCTTTACTCTTGTAAGTAGCAACCACAGCTTCCCACCTTGTTTGTTTGTTCTTCTTTAAGGTGGCAGGATCAAGAATAGTAGCAGTGCGTTTCACTCCTATGCTTGGGCATCCTTTGTATCCATCACTACTGTCTCCTGCTAGTGTTTGCTCGTAGAACTTGTACTCCCCCTCTTCCTGTGTTACATGGTATCCCCTCTCTGTCGTGTAGTTGTAATGCTTACCCTTAGCTTGGTTCAAGTCCTTGTCTATATGACAGAGTACCCACTTCTTAGGTTCTTTTAACATCCTCCACACACAGTAGTCATCAGCCTCTACGTAGCAGGGTATATAAGTATCAAAAGCCTCATACACCCACCTCTTCAGTGGCATAAGTAATTGTAATGGGTTCTCACTTGGCTTTCTATTCCACTTGTAAGTGTCCAGTACCTTATACCTGAAGTTAGTCGTGGGACTCATGACCAGTAAAGCACTTGTTGTTTTAGTCTTACGTAGTATGCTCTCTACGTGTCGCTTAAAACCTTCCTTAGCCTGCGCTAAGTCTGTAAATACTGTCTTAGTTTCTGAGTCCCACTGCACCACATCCTGATGAATACTGGCGTACTTGTACACGATGCTGTCTGCATCTACCAGTGCTTTCATCCTTACTCTCCTTATCCTATGCTCGCCATTGCAACATGTAGCTCGCCTTTAGACTGCACTCCTCTGAGTATAGTAATGTCATCGTCTTTAATCACTATCGTAGTAGGCAACGCCTTCACACCATAAGTAATTGCTAAGTCCATACCATCCTCCTGATCTACTGCCACCTCTTCTATGTCCCACCCTTTAAGTCCCTTAGTTACTTGATCCCATACGGATTGATAGGTCACGCACTGCTTACACCACTTTGCGCTAAACTTAATCAACTTATTACTCATTCATATTCCTTGTATTATTAGGGTTACACACTTTACAATTAAAGTCGTGTTCGCTCTCTATATCTGTAGCTATTGCCGCTAGTCTTGCCACTCCTATCGCTTCCATTACTCTATCTACTGGTACTTTGTAGCCTGTCTTGTTCAAGTAATGGAGATACTGTTCTACATTCTTCTCCCACTCTTCTGGGCTGTCACTCACACTGTGTTTAGAATGCACAAAGTCACAGTAGTCTTCATTTCTCACTCGTCCCTCCTTGTTTGCTTTCTTCATACGCTATGATCCGTTCCAGATACCACTTAGCTTTTCTCAGGTCTTCCACCCCATTCTTAGACTTGTACCTAGTCACATATTTAATTACATTACCTTCCGCAAACGACATGTCCTTGTCCATTATGTAATCAATAGCCTCAGTCCTCCCTTTAGTATAGTAGTCAGGGTTAGTCACTTTATCCCACTCCGCAGGTGAAACATCATTTAACTTACGTGTTGCCGTATGTATGTACACCATATCAATGTGCTCCTTTCTTTGTGTCTTGGGTGAACCACTGCACTATGTCTGTAAGATTAGAAGTAGGGTCTTCCCATGCGTCCCCTTTAACCACCTTGACATCCGTATTATCTGTGGGCTTCTTGTTGTTAGCTTCACATATAACAGCAAATACCTCCCCCAATATGTTGTCAACAATCTCGTCTGTCATGTTTACGTAAGTAGTAAAGAAGTGCTCACGTATCACAGAGTCCATGTAGTCAATAGAAGCCTGCCCCCATGTCTTAACTCTAGTCCACCACGCTAACATGTCACGGTCAGGTACTCCGTTACCTAAGAACTTAGCAGTAGTACCTTCCATCACATACCTAAAGTCAGCATACGCATCTAAGTGCTCCTCAATTGACTCGGCTACAAAGAACTCGTTGAGTTCCTCACTCAGCATGTCCTCTTCTAGTTGCTCATCTAGGTGTAGATTGTTCCTTACTAAGTTCCACGTTATGACATCCTTTACATTTGAGGATATAGTTGACATGTCTTGGTTCATTCCTCTTCTCCTTTTAACTTACCTGCTCTTGGATTGCAATCCAATTCTTTAACACTAACTTTGCTTTTACATATAGTGACAGTAACATGGTTGTCCTCGTCCTGTCCTCCATACTGAGCCGACACTTCAGGGTAGTACTTCATGTTATCGTCTACTAAAATACCTCGCTTGGTTAAGCTGTCACAAAGATACTTAGACACAGGAAACAAGAAGTTATCTATGTCCCTTCTACGCTTAGTAGTAAAGTAAAACTTAAACTCCATCTTAACGGGTACTGTAAAGGGCTTTAAAGTAGACAGTACGTTGTCTATTACACTGTCGTACTCTACTTTACTTGCGTTCAGTGTGTGAAAGTAAGCGTTCCTATACAGGTTAGCACTTAATAATCTCTGCACCCCTCCCTTGCCTTTGATAAGCGGCATAGGTATATCAAATGTAACTGGTTTCATACTCGTCTCCTTAGTGTGTGTCATTCCATGTTCTGCCTATCCTAGCCTCGCCCTCTAAAGGCAACCGCCACTTAAGCATCTTAGTTATTGTATCAAAGGTATCCTCACATATTACCCTTACTTCTTCTGCTATATCTTCGTCTACTTCTAGCTGTACCTCATCGTGTATGTTACCTACAAATGATACCTTGTCTCCATACTTCCGTAAGTGTATATCTAATTGTACCGTATAGTACTTCATCACGTAAGCACCTGCGCTTTGTAACAGAGTATTAAGAGCACTATGGGGTGACCGTATGTACAGTAACCTTCCTGATATACCTCGTAGGTTCATGGCTTGCTTCTGACCGTTGTCATACTTAGGTGCTATAGCATGATCGACTGCCGCCATCAACTGCTTCACAGCAGGTAGTGAGTCAAAGAATCTTTCCTTAAGCCTATTACCATGTGCCGCACCTTTACCACAGATAGAGCCTAGCTTACTAGCACCTGCTCCGTACAGAAAAGCATATATAAAAGTCTTAGCCTGATCTCTAGTAGCTAGTCCTGCCGCCTGTTGGTTGACTGTATGTATGTCTCCGTGCACTACTTGTTTAGCGTACTCCCCGTGATCGTATGCCGCCATGTAGTGTGCTAACATCCTAAGCTCTAGTCCACTAGCATCACACCCAATAAGGACTTTTCCTGTAGGGACTGTGAACAGTTCCCTGCATTCCTTTCCTTTAAATGCTCTGCTTGATGGTACTTGTGCGAGATTGGGTGACCTATGTGTACAGCGGCCGCTAACAGCCCCAATAGTATCAAGCTCCCCGTTAATCCTGCCTTCATCGTTTACTACCTTTAACCATCCATTCTTTC